GTTCTTTAATCTGCTGTAAAGTATTTCTACCGTTATTGTAAACTCTTGTATTTTCTATAAGTCCTGGAAGTATCGACGTGGTTGTAAATTGACCAAACAATGTATTTCCGGTTTCTGTTTTTGGATTTGAAAGTTGTAAGTTTTTTTGTTTATCCAAAAAAGTTTTTCCTCTAGCAGTTTCTAAAAAAGCTTTTATTCTTCTATGATCTATAATATTAGAAACCGAGTAATTTTCTCCTCTTGCTTCGACTTCTACAAATCCAAATCCGTTAGTTAACGCCGTATTTACACTACTAAGAGTTCCGCGTCTTGGATAATCGAATCCTCCTGTAGATGTTGGTCTAAAAATAGGTTGGGTATTTCCAGAAGTTGGCAAAGGGTTTGAAACAAAATCATTAGGTATTTGAGTTTGTATAAACGGTTGATTGGAAGATCCGTAGCCTGGCAAATCTGCGCCAAATTTCAAAGACTTTAAATCTGTTTTTAAACTTATTAAAGGCATTATAGTTTTCCCTGATATTGAAGATATTATTGGCATGCTAATTAAACGGAGTTATAATTCCCGGTTTGAAGATCTGAATTTCCGTAAGGCGTACTTAATCCTTTGGCTGTAAAGCTAGCAAAAGTTCTTTCGTCCTGTGTATTTATTTTTCCCGTAACGTTTAACTCTAAAACTTTTGGTCCAGTGTAAGCTCCTCCTCCCATTGATCCTTGAGATACGTTAACAGTCGAAGCGCTTGCATTTCCTTTCGCTGCATTAGCTGAAACACTTACGCTTTCAAAATTTCCTCCAATAGATTTAATTTTTTGAGGAACCAATTCCTCGTATCTTTCAAATTTTCTTTCTAACTCTTCTGGAAAAGATCCGAAAGTAAGAAAATCGATAACGTCGATAACTCCATTAGTTATAGATAATACAACTCCCGCAATATCTGCGAATACATCTCTAATGGTTTCAATAACTCTTTTTATGTTTTTAGGTTCTGATAAGTAATTAACGAACTGTTCAATTTTTTCAATTACGCCTGATTTTTCTACAAAGTCAGAGAAAGATTGAGTCACTTTGTCTAAGAACGCTGCTATTTTTTCTTGAGCAGACGCATTAAGCAAATTTTGATATGCTTCCTCTCCAACTGCAGCTGCTAAAGCTTTTTGATTCTTGTATTTTTCTAATCCTAGTCTTAATTGTTCTTTTGCGCTATCTCCTTGTTTTGCTCCTAATCTAGATAAAAACTCTTGTTGTTTAAGCATGTCTCCTAGTTGATCTCTAGACATTCCAAAGGCTTTCGCTAAAGACTCTGCTTGTATACGATTCATCTTTAAGAATTCTTCAGCGCTACCAACTTGACTCGTAATTTCTTGAGCCGCTTCTGCTAATTCATTATTCAAGAAAAGCTCTCTCGCTTTTGCTAAGTTAATGTCTTTACCAGTCAATAATTGAGCTTCGAATTCGCTTGATATGCTTGATTCAAAATCCAAGAAAGAATCTGCTATAGAATCTAGTTGTTTTAATTCTAGACCCATTGCTTTAACAGTAAGTAAAGATTTTGTTAATTTTTCAGGGTATTTTGTAAAAGTTAATCCTAAATAGCCGCCTAAACTAGCAACCTCTTTTAGTATTTTTTGATTTTGAAAATTTATACCAGTAGCGTTTTTTAAACCAACGACTTGCGCTAATATAGATTTAGTTATCTGATCTTCTCTTTTTCCAGTTATCTTAGAAGTTTCAGCAAGACTTTTTCTAGTCTCTAAATCAAGACCCGCGATATCTTTTAACTTAATATTAGTTGCCAATTGTTCATCAGTCAACCTATTTGTAACTCCCAATGCGTCTACCATCTCCATCTGAGATTCGACTAATTTTTGAGAAGTAACTAGTATGTCGCCTTCGCTAATGCTAATGTCTGCAAATTGCATTTTCATCACTCTCGCTTCCGCCGTAGAAAGATTCATTGCTCTTGCGAACTTAACAGTTTTATCTTGAATTCCTAATATGTAATCGAATACAGTTTTTAGACCTTTTACCATTCCAGATATAGCAGATCCTACGATAGGTATCAAAGTTAACGGATCTGATAAAGCTGTACCTATACCTCCTACTGCAGCTTTGCCTAAAGATTTTGCTTTGTCAAAAAAGGATAGTTTTTTATTCTCTTCGTTCAAATCTCTAGCTTTCTGTACCATGTCTCCATAGTACTTATCGCCTATTCCTAATTTCTTTGCTAATAAACCAAAAGCCTTTCCAGTTAATCCTACGCTGCTGTTAATTTCTTTTTCTGTAGCTAATTCAGCTTCTAATATTTTTTGAGTTTCTCCGGCTACTTTATTCGCTTCTATGATTGAAGCCAATCTTCTTTCATCTATGTTTAAAGACTGTTCTTGAGATATTACGGCTTGATCTATTGCAACTAATTGAGCCTGTAACTGAGCTTGTACGATCGTATTGTTTTGAAACTTAGCTTTTTGAATACCATTCTCTAGCTCTTTTCTTTTTTGAATATTTTTTACATAATCATTGGCGTTAGTTCTTTCAATATTAGACAAGCTTCTAGCTAAATCTTGTTCTTTTTTAGCTGCAAGAATCTGTTTCTCTCTTGCTTTTTGAACGTCTCTTTCTATAGCTTTTACATTAATAGTTTCCTTATTTAATGCTTTCACTTTTGCAATAGACTCATCTCTCAAATCATTAATTTTTGAGAGTAGATTTATCGATTTGTCAAGTTCCTTATTTTGATCACCCTGCAATCTTCTGGATTCCCTAAGAGATTCTTCTAGAGCTTTACTAATATCTATTTCATCTGCCATTTAGCGCGCGTTAGTTATGTATAAATATTTAAGTCTTAGATTTTACTTTGGAAACAAAAGTGGGCTCCTCGCTCTTAGATTTAGCGAATTCTGGTATATTGATCTTCTTAGGATCTGTTTTCTCTGTGATTGTCTTATTTTTCTCGTTTCGTACCTCTTCTACTCGTTCTAAGTACTCGTTGATCTTTTTAAGATTGAATCTCCTCTTATTCACGTCCATGTTCCATACCTCGGAATAGGTAAAGCCTCCGCCACCATGATAGGTGAGCTCAAAGACTTCGGTCATAAACGTGTGTCTATATTCCGCTCCCGGGAAAAAAGAACTCAGCGGTCATCGGTACATCGATTTCCATTTCAGTACCGTCAGACAATGTGACAGTGGTTTTCATTTCAATATCAGGAGTAACTGACGCCATAAATTGTCTTAATGGGTTTGAATCTCTTGACAATAAGGCTCCTGAATCGATGAAGTCTCTTACGGTTTTTGTTGATCTATCTCCATTAACAGAAGTAATCTGATGTTTTAATCTTAAAGAAATGCCGGAATCTTGACCTAATGATTTTTTGATACCTTTTGCTTCTTCGTCAATCTTTTTATCGTCTTCTATTGTAAGAATTTTAAAAGTAACAAGGTTCTTTGTGAAAGGCAATTCGTAAGCGACTTCGTTGCTATTGTCAAATAAAGACAAATCCACCTGCTTGTATCCTAACTTTTGAAGGTCTGCAACAATTGTTTCGTCTTCGCCTGTATTAGGGTTGTTGTACTTTAAATTGTAGTCTTTACCGTAAGCTAATATTCTAGCTGATACTAATAATGCGTTTCTGTCTCCTAGGGTTAGATCCTCGTACTTTATTTCTGTCTTAATAAGTGACTTAAGCATCTTCTCAATAGCTAAGCCCTGACGTAACAGGTTCACATTGGTTAGTATATCCTCTTCTTTAGCAGTCATGTATTTCATCTCCACGACTCCTGCTGACAAAGGGTTTTCTTTCGAGTAGACTTTACCTTTAGAAGGCAAGTCGATCATTTCGGTTGGCACCGTAAATTTTTGTTCTGACATATTGGTAACTTATTTATAAATAAATATAATTGATTTCGGTTTCCAGCAACAAAAAAAGACCGCAGTGATGCGGCCTTTCTTCTATATTCGTGAATGTAAGATTAGTAGTTCAATACGCAATAATCCATTCCAACTGAGATTGTTAATTCTGTAGGATCTGTGGTAGACCAATCGTAATTACCGAAAGCTGCTTCTTTGATGAAAGCGCCTTTAATGATCCATTCTGAAACGATGTCTCCAACTGGTCCGATAATAGATAAGTTTAAATCCTTCTTATAAAAGTCAGAATAACCATCTCTACCTGTAACTGATTCGTGATGTAAACGTACCCATTCCATTACGGCTTGTTGACCTGATGGAGAAATTGGGTTATATAATGATAAAGTCATATCTCTCCATTCAGCCTTTCCTTTAATCTTACGATAAACATTGATATGATCTAATTTGATCTCGTTTAAAGTAACGCCTGGAGCGTCTGCTTTTTTAATCATATATGAAGGAATACCGTCTATGTACATTACAAATCTATTCGATACTGTAGGTTCGAAGGCGGTAAACATAATCTCGTTTGGATCCAACACTGGCATAATATTCTAGTTTAATTGTGTAATAATAAATATTACTCTACTTATTTTTTCTTCTCAGCCGCTTTTTTCATATCTACAGCTTTTTTGTCAGCAACCTTCTTAGCTTCTGCTTCTTTCTTTTTCTTCTCTTCAGCTTTCTTTTTATCTTCAGCAGCTTTTTTAGGGTCTACTTTTTTAGCTTCAGAGATCATTTTTTCGATCTTAGCTTTCGCTTCTTCCAATTTTTGTAATTGAGAAGTTTCTTCTTTTACCATTAACTTGGCCTTTACACTCTCGTATAAATGAGCTGGTACTTTGATTTTAATAATTGTATTATCGTTCATTTTCTATTGTGTTTGTTATTATTGACCAAATGTTGCTCCTGTAGGCAAGATGTTGAAATCCAATTGAATAAATTCAGCAGTCTTAGTTGGTTGTAAGTAGATAGTACCAACTAATTGGTTTCTATCAACCACATCTGGAGTGTTATTAGTTTCATCCATTACTACTTGGAATGCGTATAAACCTTGTCTTTGTTGTACTGATTCTAAGTATGGATTAACTTGATTAATAAATTTATTACGAGTTACTTGAGTGTTAGGCTCAAATACTAAAGTTTCTCCAATTTGACCAATGTAACTCTTAAGAGCGATTAACAATCTTCTAACGTTAACTCTGTCTAAAGCAGAAGGCTTCTTCTGTAAAGTCTTTTGACCGTAGATAACAGTACCAACTCCAGGGAATGTAGCAATTGGGTTAACAGATCCTTGATATAATCTATCTCTATCGTTAGATGTTAATTTTCTTTCAGGTTGTAAAACTGTTGGCAAACCGCCTCTATTCAAACCTGCTGGCGCAAACCATTCAGCAGAAACTTTATCGCTATATTCGTAAGCGGCTGGTACAATTGTAGAAGCTGGTACGAAATTAACCTTTCCTGTCTCTCTAGATCTTAATTGAACCCAAGGCCAATAAGTTGCTGCGTAAGAGTTATCAAATGCAGTTGCTTGACCTAAAATTGTTGGAATAGATTGTCCGTAGGCTACCATGTCAATCACTGCGATGCTATCACCTCTTGTTTGAGCTGTATTAAGAAGGCTACTTATTTCAGAGCCTGCATTTACTGCAGTTAAACCTGGTGCATAAATAACGTTATAATCGTAAGCATCTTTATTACCTAACAATCCAATAGCCGTATCGTAATCATTTCCGTATACACCTTGAATATTAGAATTAGCTACAGAAGTAGTAGAAGTTACATTAGGAATATTTTCAAAG